CAACCCCGTAAGACACATGATTGGTATGATCAATTGGTGTTTCCCTAATCGTTTTTTCAGAGGGCAAACCATTGGCGCAATATTCTATCCACTCCCACCTCGGACTTTCATGAATACCATAAGTAGTGCACTTTTGGGATTCTTGGGTCTTTACGCTGTTAAAGCAGGTTTGTTTGTTTTAATAAGGTTTTTATTGACCTATCCGAACAAAATGCGAAGCGTTGTTAATTTTACTTGTACCAGTATTGAACATCAGCCGCTTAAAGATGAAGCGCCATATCTTCCAGAGAATTTTGACCGTCGAGCCGACATTGTCGCATTGACCGACATCAAACATGAAGATCCACTAATTGCAGTTTTCCGTTATACTCGTTTCATCGGACAAGATTTAAACTCAATTGGTCAGCTTGCTGATAATTTCTTAGTTGTTGAGGAGGGTCGACCACCTGTTGATGATGAACCCGCAATTCAACCCTCAAGTTTATTGTTTCGCAGATTTGTTCCTTGGGCCCGTTCTTTTATTCCAACCGATCTAGAGGTCGGTTATGGTGATATCGACGTGTCCATGGAGTTAGTCTACCAGATGATTGCTGGAGGTAATATGAATATCTCAATGACTGAAGAACAGTTAGCAGAAAAACTTCAATCTTTATGCCAAAGAATACATTCCGTCAACATTGATCGCTATGATGGCGATCTGGGAATTGTTGAAAATTCAAAGATTTTGGCATTGGCAATATTCAATGAATTCAAGAGGGGGGCGTTAGAATACGCTGACCCCTCCCACCCGCCCTCATAAATCGCGAGCGTCTCGTGGTTCGAGGATATAGACTTGGCGAGGTAGTTCAGGCTGATTTACCCGAAATCAAGCAAGATGCTGTAATTGGATTAGCAAGAGCTGCTGATCTTAACAAGCGTCCCGCTGTTTTAGTTGATTTGGGTTGTTCAGTCAGGAACGCCGCCATGCCACATCCTTGTCCTGCGGACCCCGAGACCATGAGGGCGGGCGTCGCCAAAAGGTTTTGTAGTCAAACTCCAATTCCAGATGGTGACTTGCTACGCGAATTCAAAACTTGGACATACAATAAAATTAGGGAGCTCTGGCCTGAGAGGCCTGGCCCTGAAACTGATGTTTCCTTTGAATCCTGGTTGAAAAAATGCAATTATCCTGAGTACCGCAAGACTGAATTGCGTGATCTCAATAATCTCAGAAATGGTCATCTAGAGGACCGAGATTATATTGTGAAATCGTTCATGAAAGATGAGACCTACCCTGAATATAAATACGCTCGCGGTATTAATTCTCGCAGTGATATGTTCAAGATTTTCGTGGGCCCAATATTTCGCATAATTGAAGAAATTGTTTTTAAATTACCAGAATTCATCAAAAAGATCCCGGTTCGTGACCGACCAGCTTATATTAAAGAAAAACTTGAGCGAATCGGATGCACTTACCTTTCCACTGATTATACAGCCTTTGAAACATTGTTTACTAAAGAAATGATGGAGGCGTGTGAGATGCAGCTCTATGAATATCTCAGTTCTGACTTAAATGGCGGTCCTGAGTGGTACAAAGTCGTCCATGATACCTTGACTGGTGAAAATTTCTGTCGCTTCAAATTCTTTGATGTAGTTTGTTCAGCCACTCGAATGAGTGGTGAGATGAATACTTCTTTGGGCAATGGATTTACTAACCTCATGGCAATGTGGTTTTTGAGTGAGAAAGCAGGATGTACCGATTTTGCTATGGTCGCAGAGGGTGATGACGGTTTATCAACAATGACCGGTCAACCACCAACCTCTGCTGATTTCGCGAAACTCGGTTTGAATATCAAGCTTCAACGCCACGACAAGCTCGAAGAAGCATCTTTTTGTGGATTGGTTTTCGATCCGGATGATCTAATCAACGTTACTGACCCTCGTGAAGTACTTTGCGAATTTGGTTGGGCTCTGAGTCGTTACGCAAATTGCCGTCGAAATCGATTGATGGCTCTTTTGCGTTGTAAGAGTCTTTCCTATCAGCATCAATATCCCGGGTCGCCCATTATTCAGTCTCTAGCACAGTATGGCTTGCGCTGTACTTCAGGTTTCGATGTTCGACATTTTGCGACCACTAATCGCAATTATAGTATGTGGGAACGGGAACAAGTTCTTCAGGCAATTGACATCCCCGTTCTAGAACTCCATACGTGGTTGAACCATTTAAGACGCGGCTTTTAGTTGAGCGTCTTTATGGTGTTACCATTTCTAATCAAGTTCATATTGAGAGATACCTTGATGGACTTAACGGCCTGCAGCGTCTTTCTGACCCTGTTATTAGCAGTCTTATGAACCCTGTGTGGGTTGACTACTATCACAGATACGCTGACCGAGCCCTGACGTGTTATGATTTGGATTATCCTGTTATGCCAAAAATGACGCTTCGGGACTATGTTTATCCTCAGGTGTTAGCGGCTGCACATTTGCCGGCAGTCGGGAGAAGGAAAACTCCTATAAACCCGTAGTTCGAC